ATGGCAAATGAACTAAATAAGCTGAGTGATAAAAAGGTCAGGTCACTGTACGGTAAATCAGTCTCTAAAATTGAGTTTGTGGCTGATGGTGCCGGTCTCAGTGCAAAGGTGTCAGTTGCTGGTGGTGTAAGCTGGGTGTTTACATATCGCCTTGATGGTAAGAAATTGAACAGGCTGACATTAGGCCGTTATCCGGATATGAGTCTTAAAGAAGCCAGAGAACTGCGTGATAAATGCCGTAACTGGCTGGCATCTGGTAAGGATCCGAAGCTACAGCTTAATCTTGATACGCAGGAATCACTGAAACCCGTCACAGTCAGAGATGCGCTGGAATACTGGATAGAAAACTACGCTAGGGAGAACCGTGCAAACGTTATCCGACACATTTCTCAGTTGGAAAAACATATTTATCCTTATATTGGTAAAATGGCTCTGAGTGACTGTGAAACCCGTTATTGGCTGAAATGTTTTGACCGTGCCAGAAAGGAGTCCCCGGTTGCTACTGGTTACATATTCCAGATGTGCAAACAGGCTCTGAAATTTTGCCGGGTTCGCCGGTATGCAGTCAGTAATGCGCTGGATGATTTAACTATCCCTGATGTGGGGAAGAAGCAAAATAAGCGTGATCGGGTTCTGTCTGATAAAGAATTGGGGCAATTGTGGGAATCAACGGAAACAGATAAGCATTGGCCGTACTATAGCCATTTACTGCGGATATTGATTGTTTTTGGCTGCCGGTCGCATGAGGCTAGGCTGTCTCAGTGGAATGAATGGGATTTTGATAACTGGCTCTGGACGGTCCCGCGTGAGCATACAAAAACAGATGAAAAAATTATCCGTCCCGTTCCTGAGAGCATGCGGCCATTACTCGAAAAGATGTACCACCTGAACCATAAAAGCGGGTATCTGCTGGGGGAATTAAAAACTCCGGAGGCTGTTTCTCAGTTCGGTCGGAATCTCTGGAAGAAACTGAAACATACCGAAGCATGGACACTTCACGATCTGCGGCGGTCATTTGCAACCAAATTAAATGATATGGGGATCGCACCTCATGTAGTTGAACAACTATTAGGGCACTCACTACCGAGCATTATGGCTATTTATAACCGGAGTCAGTATTTACCTGAGAAATTGGATGCGCTGAATAAGTGGTGTGACCGGTTAGATTTATTGGCTGGTAATCATGATAATGTTATTTTGTTATCCAATGTAAATAAATAGTATATTGATACGGTGAGACTAGGTAGGCCAACCGAAAAGCAAGAAACCCTACTTGCCTGTCTCACTAAACTTTAGGGGCGCGATGGGTGGCGTATGGCAGATATAAAAATTCCTTTTAAATATTGCCGCATTAGCAGAGCGGCGGATTTCTTAAATTGCAGAGTTGAAGATTTATTAACGCTGGGTTTAGAAAATAAAATAAATATAAATTTGATGTTAGATTCAGTAAGTTCAATTATGATTATGGATATGCCATTAACCGAAGCTGAAAAATGGAGAACTACATTATCATATTCATACCATCTCTGTACTGGAGCTAATGCTATTTCAGAATATTCATCTTTTAAGTTTGATATATTATCTGTGGATAGTGATGATAATCCAATTTTTAAACCATATTTCATTGATGATGATGGTATAACTATAAGTTGTATCGGAAGAGCGTATGGGTTATGGAGATTGACTAGATGCTTGGATGATCTTATTAATTATGGAGTGGCTTATGTAGAATGCACCAATTTTGTTCCCTGTTCTCCGCAGGAAAATAGCCCTTTCATACAATTGATAACAGGTGTTGAACGCAACACTGACGATAATTCAATTGAAGATGATTGTGAGGATGATGATTATTGTGAAAGTGCTGATTCTGGTAATAGAATTACAGATAAAGATGTGTGGATAACGGGGCACGATATTCGAAGGTTATTAGACTGTGATGGTGACTATTTTAAAATGCCATCATTAAATGAAATTAAGAATGTTAATTCTGAATTGCAAGTGGCTCATCCTGTTATAAATCGTCATGCTAAGAATAGAGAAGAAATTTTAATAGCGGCAATCAGGTTTAAAGAAGAGCAGCCTAATGTTTTTTTAGAAAACTGTATTAAAAAAGATGGAACTATAAATTACACCGAATTTTCTAGGCAGCTTTTGGAAAGACCATTTTTATTCCCGGACGGTGATTCACCGATGAAATCCACAGAAGCAATAATTAAAACTCTTAAGAAAGCCTTTAAGCAAAAAAGTCAAGCAACCCCGCTCTAACCTTATAGACAGGTGTTTAACATATAAACACCTGTGTTTAAGTTTTAAACGCCACTGTCTATAGTTACACCTGTCTTTATATCCAGCTTTTTCGCTTTAAAATGCTCTCTGTAACATCAAAACAGAGGGCAAATGATGACTAACCAATTTTTAACACCAACACCAGAATCACGCCGCTCTATCCTTGCAGAGTATGGCGAACAGTATGACCGCCTCATTCGTGAGAAGGAGCGCCAGCGCATCACATCAATCTCCCGCACCACAGCCTATACACTCGAAAAAGAAGGCCGTTTCCCTGCCCGTAAAGCATTGGGGCGTAATTCCTGTGCCTGGCTGCTGAGTGACCTGCTTTTGTGGGTTCGCAATCCGCCGTTGGTGGATAACGTCAACAATCCGCACAGCCGTAAAACTGCGTAATTAACCACAGGTAATCGAAAATGAAAAAAATAAATGCCTTAACTGGCAGCGGCCAAACTCACCCTGAAAACGGATTTACTAATACCTTTGATAATTTAATTCCTGTTGTTAATAACAATATTGACGGGAAAGAAATTCAGACGGTAAGCAGCCGTAAATTACACTCATTCCTGAAAGTTGGGCGTGATTATACGAGTTGGATTAAAGGACGAATTAAACAATATGGTTTTGTTGAGAATATCGATTATATCATTGTAGAAAATTTGAGCACCCCAAAACGGGGGAGCGCAAAATTTAGGCAGCAGATTGAGCATGATTACATTGTCAGCCTCAACATGGGTAAAGAATTGTCTATGGTTGAGCGTAACGATCAGGGAAAGCTAGCCCGTCAATATTTCATTGAGTGTGAGGAACGATTACGCAGGATTGCACCGGAAGAGCATGAAGCAGCTATACAGAACTGGCGTAAAAATCGGGTCGCCGCCTGCGAAGATCATAAGAACATGGCCGATGCTATGAAAGGCTATATTGAGCGCACAGGCGACAATCAGCACGGTTTCGCCTACAGCAATGAATGCACATACCTCAACAGTCTTGTGTTGGGAATACACCCGCGAGTTTGGGCAAAACAGAAAGGTATTCACGTAAAACAGGTACGTGACCACATGAGTATCGACCAGCTGGCTCTGCTGGCCTATCTGGAAAGTCGTAATTGTGCATTGTTGGATCTGGATACTCTGACAGCAACCCGCAAAATAAAACTCACTGAACTGGCTCAACGCTGGCTGGTTCAGCGCATGGAGGCGAAACAATGATGGCCACCCAAACCCCGAATTCGGGGTTAGCTCAAAATGTAATCAGGACAAATCTGTCCAGTTACCCGCAAATGAAAAAAGACAGCGTGCAGGCTGTCTTAATTCAACGTTATGCGGACTGCATCTCTTTAAGAGGGTCAGTTACTAGCTACCCCGATTATATCGGTTTAGCTCAGAGGCTACCCAACAGTATTGGGTCAGTTCAGAGGCACCCCGATGATATCGGGTTAGTTCAGTATAGCAACCATGTGAATGATGTTCACGAGGTTGATTGCTTGGTTTTGCGTTTCTCCGATTTAAGTTTTTTCTCACAGGCATCAATAACCCATGATGAAAAATTTGAGCTTTCACGTTCAACGCTTGAGTCAATTTCTTCAATTAATTCATGTGGAAAGCGAATGCCTTTATATTGTGATTTGTTGTTTTTATGTCCAGTTGCCATTGAGATTATCCAATCAAAGTGTTTTAACACTATAAAGAATACAGTAAATATATTTCAGATGAAAGTGTTTAAACAAAAATGGCTTGACGTGTTTAAATGGATTGAGGTAACGTATTTAAACACCTTGATTATCAAGAAAAAGCAAAACCCTGTCGGTGCTGTGAACACTAACAGGGTTTCTAACCACAATGTTAAACGAGGTAACACTATGGCTATGTATAAGTCTACCCAAACTCACCCCAAATTTAAATGGCGTTTCTTCTCCTGCCAGCAGTCCAGATATTTCACCGTTGAAGCCCGCAGCGAACAGGAAGCGCGTTCTATGCTGCCTGATGCGCCGTGCCTTTTCTCTGCCCGGATCCGTCAGGGGGTGAATCATGTCTGATGCTATCCGTATTGATACCGCGAGATATAAAGCAGATTTAGCGAGTTCACTTTACAGCGTCATTCTGGATCAGGCGTCCAAAGAATGTTCAACGGATTTACTCCACCTGATTTCAATAGCCTGTGATTTAAACCAGCAGATCAGCCAGTCCTTACGTGATGAAGATGAGGTGTCAGCATGAAAAACAACGAATTAGCGGTATTACTGGATAGTCCGGTGATGGAGATCCGCAAACTGGAATCATTGCTGGTTATCTGGCTGGAAGCTGAAAGCGAAGGTGATATTGCCAATATGGTTGGTATTTCACTGGACTATGTACGCCGCGTGCAGGAGCAGTTATCTGCGGTTATGGGGGGAAATAATCATGGCTGATATCTATAACTATTTAATCCGCCGTGACATGGATTCAATGAGCACAGACGAGCTGAGGGATTTACGTAATGCCTCATCGGATGCGCTTGATGGCCTGATGGCTGCCTTAAAAGTAATTGGGGAATGTGCATTTTGGGCATGCGCCAATGAAAATTACAGTGATAGTCAGGCAAAAGAAGATTTGCACCGTATCAGTGAATCCCTGATGTATTTACCACGGATCGCAGAGGCTTTAGCTTTCAATGCAGAAGAGGCACAGTTCAAAATCTATCAGCGTGAAGGTTTTCCGTACACGGAGGTAGACAATGGCAAACATTGATTTAATCCGTGAGGTGAAGCGGAGCGCCGTAAATCATTGGGGCAGTGTCCTGTCCGCCTGTGGCGTCGATGTGCCGGAACGGGGAAAACATGGTGCCTGTCCGGTCTGTGGTGGGACTGACCGCTTTCACTTTATTGACGATCACCATAACGGTAACTGGTTCTGCCGTCAGTGTGATGAACCGAACCACGGGGACGGGCTGGATTTAATCGCAAAGGTGAAAGGGATATCCATTCTCGATGCGGCGAAAGCAGTGTCACAGGCGTTATCACTGCCATTACCGAAACCGGCCGGGCGGGAGGCTCCGAAATCAGCGGCACCGCCGATAGCAGAAAAGGTCAGTAAGCTGGTGGCACAGACGACTATCGGACAATCCTCCTATCTGACTGCAAAGGGGCATACGAGCCCCGTCAGGCTGCTGGAAGACGGTTCCCTGCTGCTGGTTATCCGGTGCGGTGATGAAGTGACCGGTGCGCAGATTATCCGCCCGGATGGAGAGAAACGGCTGATTGCCGGCACACGGAAGAAAGGCAGTTTTATCCCTGTGTCAGAGCTGCCGGAAACGGCTGATACGGTGCTGATTGCCGAGGGCTATGCGACCGCGCTTACCGTGGCGCAACTGCATGACGGGCTTGTTCTGGCAGCTATTGATGAGGGTAATTTATTACCGGTGGCTGAGTGGGCTGCCGGACGTTACCCGGAGGCGAAAATCATCATTGCGGCGGATAACGATATTAAACCCGGTCAGCCGAATGTGGGGAAAATCTCAGCAGAGAAAGCAGCGGAAGCGGTCTGCGGCTGGGTGACTTTACCGCCTACAGACGATAAAACCGATTGGGATGATTACCGTCAGCAGTGCGGGATTGAAGCGGCGGCAGTAACGTTTAATGATTCGATGTACCAGCCGGAGGGCAGAAAAGTGGTGGTAAAACTTAAGGCAATTGACGGCGGAAAAGAGAATCAACACGAAGCTGTTACACCTGCACTTAATCAGATGGGGGCCAGCCAGCGCGGAGAAGTCCTGCTGGCCCACTACGATGGCAACCTTGCGATCCATGCAGACTCCGACACGGTACACCATTACAACGGTGTGGTATGGGTTCCTCTGACAGACAAAGAGCTGCAACGAGAAATGGCGCAGATCTACATTGATGCAGGGGTCGCTTATTCACAGAACGCCATAAAATCAGCGGTTGATACGATGAAACTGGGGCTTCCGGTCATGGGCAATGCGGCGCGGAATCTGATTGGTTTCAGTAACGGCGTTTTTGATACACGATCAGGCCGGTTCAGGCCTCATGATAAAAAAGACTGGCTGCATGTTGCAAGCGCCCTGCCATTCAGTAAACCGGCGGAGGGGGAAACACTGGCAACACATGCACCGAATTTCTGGAGATGGTTACGCCATTCAGTGGCTGATAATGACGATAAAGCCGACCGGGTACTGTCCGCGCTGTTTATGGTGCTGGCGAACCGCTATGACTGGCAGTTATTTATTGAGGTAACAGGGCCGGGAGGAAGCGGCAAAAGTGTTATGGCTGAAATCTGCACGATGCTGGCTGGCAGAGCTAATACCGTTTCGGCAAGCATGGCGGCGCTGGAGAACCCAAGGGAAAGGGCGCTGGTGGTCGGCTATTCGCTGATTATCATGCCTGATATGACCCGATACGCTGGCGACGGCGCAGGGATTAAAGCTATCACCGGCGGGGATAAAGTGGCTATCGACCCAAAACACAAAGCGCCATATTCAACCCGTATTCCGGCGGTGGTGCTGGCTGTAAATAACAATGCTATGACGTTCAGTGACCGCAGCGGCGGTATTTCTCGACGACGAGTGATTTTCAACTTCACCGAAGTGGTGCCGGAAAACGAACGCGACCCGATGCTGGCCGAAAAGATTGAAGGAGAGCTTGCGGTAATCATCCGGCATCTGCTTGTGCGCTTTTCCAGCCAGAACGAAGCCAAACAGCTTTTGCATGAGCAGCAGAAATCAGAAGAAGCGCTGGCCATCAAGCGTGAAGGTGATTCACTGGTGGATTTTTGCGGCTACCTGATGGCGCTTGTTGAGTGCGAGGGAATGATCGTCGGTAATGCTGAAATGGTGCCATTCAGCCCGAGGCGTTATCTGTACCACTCCTATCTGGCTTATATGTCTGCGCACGGTCTGGGTAAGCCGGTATCACTGACGCGCTTTGGTACAGATATGCCGGGGGCAATGTCGGAATATGGTAAAGAGTACAAACGCAGACAATGCACCAGGGGAGCGGATAAAGGAAGGACTATTTCCAACATTTTACTGGGTGATGACGCTGAAGAATGGTTGCCCGCAGCAACAGGCAATAGTGGCCCGGGAGGGGGTGGAGTTTAAAAATTATTGTTTAAGTGTCTACCGTGTCTACCTTTGTAATTAAATCATTATATAACAATGAATTATGTCAGTAGACACTTGGTAGACAGTATTGAGTAAAGTGTCTACCGTGTCTACTTTTAGGTTGTATTTTGTACAATGGTAGAGAGTCCGGTAGACAGTAGTAGACACTTTAAACTCCAACTATCTACCGCTTAACCGACTGAAAATAATAAATAAATCAGAACGGGTAGACAGGTAGACAGTTTGAGGCACAAATTTTAATTTTATACTGTGACAAAGTTGCTTTCTGCGCATAAGAGAGGTATCAAAATGAAAGATAAATTAATCATCAAAAGCCTGTCACCTGCTATCTCTGGCTGGTGGGCTAAATTTGTCGATGACGACGAGCAGAAAACAGTGTGGTATTCCCCCGTAGCTGCATGGGCGTTATGTGATGTGAAATATGAGAAAGAGACAAACGTTTATGCTCATATCTTACCCGTTTTAACATCGGAGTCAGGCATGGAGCCGTTACATCCTGATGACGGATATTGTGAATTACTGTATCTGCCTGATGAAACATTTATACACGCAAATGAACCTTATTGTTTTGCGTGGCACTTAGTGAACCCGGAGGTTAAAAATGAGCATTAAAGAATTTGAGTTTGATGAGATGGAAGACGAAATCGCCACGTTAAAATCGGCGGGTATACCGGAAGAACATTGCTATCAGGCACTGACCATTCTGGAATTAAAACGGGTGAGAAAAAGCCTCCGTAATTTAGAGGATGCGGGGGAGTCACAAGTCTTTCATCTGCAACTTATACATTCGAGCCTATAAAGATTTGTAAATGTTTTGTCCTCATGCTTTCGCATGTTTAGCCCCTGATATTAAGGGGCTTTTTATTATGTTTTTCAGCTATATATTGATAAGTGGCACTCAGACGTGAGCCGCCACCTGACCGTTTAATCAGGCTGCAAGAGGTAGCCTGCGGGATGCAGAAAAAGATTATTCGGTCTTCCTCTCTTTTTGTGTTGGTTTCACGTCTTAACATTTATTGTTTACGGAAACCGCTCCATGAAAAAACTTCTTGAATTACGTCAGCAGAAAGCCGCACTCACTGAACAGATGCGCTCCCTGCTGAACAAAGCTGAAACCGAAAGCCGTTCCCTGACCACTGACGAAGCAAAAAACTTTGATGAATTGCGTAATCAGTCGGAATCCCTCAATGCCGAAATCGCCCGTTATGAAGCCCTGGCCGATGAAGAACGCTCACAGGCCGGTAAACCTGCGGGTGATGATAAAAAGCCCGGTAACGATGAGTTACGCAGTTACATCCTGACCGGTGAAACCCGTGCATTATCGACAGGGGTTCCGGCTGATGGGGGTTATACCGTCATTCCTGAACTGGATAAGCAGATTATGCAGCAACTGACGGACGAGTCCGTTATGCGTCAGATCTGTACAGTGAAAACCATCCGCAGTAATGAATTTAAACAGCTTGTTTCTGCCGGTGGTGCAGCGGTGAATCACGGTGAGGAAGGTCAGGCTCGTACTGAAACCGGTACACCAAAACTGCATGAAGTCAGTATTAAGTTGTATCCGATCTACGCTTATCCGAAAACCACACAGGAAATTATTGATTTCAGTGATGTGGATATCCTCTCCTGGCTGGCAACCGAAATCGGGGATACGTTCATCGATACTGAAGAAACGGATCTGGTGAAAGGTGACGGTGAGAAAAGAGCCAAAGGTTTTCTGTCTTACCCGCGTGAGGCCAAAGGCGATAAAACACGTGCTTTCGGTAAGCTGGAAAAACTGGAAGTTGCCGCACTTGCCGCAGACAGCCTGATTGACCTCAAATTTAAACTGCGTGCGAAATACCGCAAAAATGCCGTCTGGGTGATGAACTCCAATACGGCGGCCAAAGTGCAGAAACTGAAAAACGGGAACGGGGATTATATCTGGCGCGAACGTTTACAGGCCGGTGATCCGGATACGCTGCTGGGGTTGCCGGTGTATTACCTCGAGAACATGGCGGACGATGTGATTGCGCTGGGTGACTTTAAGCGCGGTTATTTCATCGTTGACCATGAAACCGGGACCCGTACCCGTCCTGACAATATTACTGAGCCGGGCTTCATCAAGATCCACACCGATAAATATTTAGGTGGCGGGCTGGTGGATTCCAACGCGATCAAAGTGCTGGAAGTTAAAGTCGCCGGTAAATAACGGAACCGGGCGTTCCTGCAGTGTCAGGTGCGCCCCTTTCCTGTCAGGAGTCATTGTATGAACAATACCGATTTAGAAATCCGCACCGCCACCCTGTCAGCGAATAACCAAAAGCTGGTGGGCTACGTTATCAAATGGAATCACCGCTCTCACGTTTTGTGGGACGAGTTTACCGAACAGTTTGCCCCGGATGCGTTTAAAGCCAGTCTGCAATCCGGTCATGATGTCCGGGCACTTTATGAGCATGACCATACCAATCTGCTGGGGCGCACCACATCAGGCACTTTACAGCTTTCCGAAGATACCACCGGGTTACGTTTTGAGTTAACTCCGCCGGATACGCAGTTAGGCCGGGATGTGCTGGCACTGGTTGAACGTGGTGATATTGACGGCATGAGTTTTGGTTTCCGCGCCATAAAAGACCAGTGGGATATCGGGCAGAAGCCGTATGTCAGGACAGTTATTGAAGCTGAACTGCGGGAAATTACAGTGACCAGTATTCCGGCATATCCTGACAGCGGCGTGGAAATAGCCAGACGTTCTCTGACTGCGGCAAAATTACCGGCGGATGGTCTGCGTGATCGCTGGCTGCAACTGTCAGAGGTGGAATAATGTGGCCGTTCAGACGTAAACAGCCGGAAAACCGCAGTATGACGATTGATGAGCTGCTTTCTCTGGCGGGTGTTCCCAATACCAAATCCGGCGAATATGTCTCTCCGTCCGTTGCCGAGGGATTACCGGCGGTGATGAACGCTGTGACGGTTATCAGTGAGGCGGTGGCTTCCATGCCGTGCTACCTCTATCGCTCTCACAACGATAATGGCCGGGAGTCCCGCGAGTGGCTGAATGATCACCCTGTTGACTATCTTCTCAACGAAACCCCGAACGACTGCCAGACCGCCTTTCAGTTTAAACGTACGCTGATGCGTCACTGCCTGCTGAACGGGAATGCCTACGCGGTGATCCGCTGGGGCAGAGACGGCCAGCCGGAATCCCTGCACCCGTACCCGCCTGCTGCGGTGGTGCCGAACCGCCGGAGTGACCACCGGTACAGCTACACCGTTACAGAGCCGTACAGCGGTAAGGTTAAAACGTATTTACAGGAGGAGATCCTGCACCTGCGTTATGCCACCGATGACGGTTTTATGGGGCGTTCTCCGGTCACAATCTGCCGGGAAACGCTGGGGTTAGGGCTGGCGCAGCAGCGTCACGGAGCAAGTATCATGAAAGACGGCATGATGGCTGCTGGTGTGATTAAGTCCGGTGAATGGCTGGACGGCGCCAAAGGACAGAAAGCTCTTGATGCGCTGGAACGGTATAAAGGCGCACGAAATGCCGGTAAAACGCCGATACTTGAGGGCGGTATGTCGTATGAGCAGTTAGGGATGAGTAATCAGGATGCTGAGTGGTTAGCCTCGCGACGGTTTACGATTGAGGATATCGCCCGGATGTTCAATATCAGCCCGATATTTCTGCAGGAGTATTCCAACAGCACGTACAGCAATTTCAGTGAAGCATCCCGCGCATTGCTGACGATCACAATGCGCCCGTGGCTGGCGAATTTTGAACAGCAGATAAAATCAGCCCTGCTGGTGGCTTCCCCGCTGCCCGGGGTCCGTTACCAGGTGGAATTTGACACCGCCGATCTGCTTCGCGCCAACCCCCGCGAACGTTTCCTCAGTTATGAAACCGCCATTAAATCCGGTGTGATGTGCCCGAATGAGGCCCGTGAGCGCGAAGGGTTGCCGCCGCGTGAAGGTGGTGATGAGTTCAGCCAGGCATGGAAACAGACAGTAGAGGTTAAGAAAGGATCAGATGAGGTGAAAGATGATTAAACCTGAAATCAGCCTGGAAGATATCAGACTGCACTGTCGTATTGATGATGCTGAAGATGAAGATATTTTAATGGTGTACTCAGATGCGGCTCTGGAAGTCTGTCAGAAGCATATAGGTAAACGCTTTAATGAGGGGCTGGAGTTTACTCCGGCTATTAAGGTCGGTTGCCTGATGTATATCAGCCTGCTTTATGAGAACAGAGAAATGGCAGGTAATGAGAATCTGAAAGAAGTTCCGTTAACGATTGATTCCCTGTGGTCTGTTTACCGTGACCCGGGGATTTATTAAATGCCGTGGCAACCCTTAAAGCGATGCAGCTATCCCGGCTGTAATAAGCGGGTGAAATCAGGCCGCTGTGATGAGCACAAGAGAGAGATGAGACGGCAGCAGGACAGCAGACGCGGCACCCGTACCGAACGTGGCTACAGTAACCGGTGGGGCCGATACCGCCTGATGTACTTAAAAGCGAATCCGTTATGTGTCTGTTGTTTCAGGTCGGATATCTACACCCCGGCAACTATTGTCGATCATATTATCCCGATAGAGGGCGAGCAGGATGTGCTGTTCTGGCCTGAATGGAATCACCAGCCGTTATGTCACACCTGCCATAACAGGAAGACGCAGCAGCAGGATCCGGCAATCAAACAGAAGCGGAAAAATGGCGCATACCGTGAACAGGAAGAAAAGGCCGCACACCATAATGACTGGATACATGAGCATAACCGTAATGCGTGAAGATGAAATAAATCAACTGATTAAAGGGTTACTGAAACACAGTGAACCCTACAGACAACAGCAATGGAAACGTGCTGAAAAGCCCGTGGCGAAGCGCATATCACAGCGTGACAGGGAGATAACAGAATGTTTCCGCAATCGTCAGTGAGGCGTACAGCGGGGTGGGGGTATTGAAAATGACAGAGGCCCCGCCTGACGGAACCGAGCCCCGCCTCAAATTTTTGCGCAAGGTAATTTTTTTGAAAATAAATTGATATGGAAAACAGATAATTATGGCAAGACCACCCAAACCCCCGGCTTACCTGAATCCGATAGCCACGGAGCAGTGGAAAGCCAAAGCCCGGATTTTAAAGGACCGGGACGACCTGACCCCGGCGGACTGGAATAATCTGGAACTATACTGCGTCAACTATGCTATGTACCGCAAAGCGGTTGAGGATCTGGACAAACGAGGGTTCAGCATTGCCAACAGTCAGGGCAGTGAAAGCCGCAACCCGTCATTGAGTGCGAAAGCAGACGCGGAAAAAATCATGATTAAAATGTCCTCGCTGCTGGGATTTGATCCGGTATCACGGCGCAGAAATCCGGTGGAGACAGACGAAGAGGATGAGTTAGACCGTCTGTGAATCCGTGGGAGCAGTATGCAGAGGATGTCAGAAGCGGCAGAATACCGGCCTGTAACCGTTTAAAACAGGCCGTTAAACGCTATTATGCTGACCTGAATAACCCGCTTTACACGTTCGATACAGAGGCTGTGACGCGTTTTATCGGGTTCTCCCGTGTCTGTCCGCATGTTAAGGGGCATCTGCGGGGTAAGCCGATAGAGCTTGAGCCGTGGCAGCAATTTGCCTTTGCCAACCTGCTGGGGTTTAAGGTATTGGCGACCGGCCGCCGGAAATACCGCAGTGCCTATATTCAGGTGCCCCGGAAAAATGCCAAATCGACGGTAGCCGCGATTCTGGCAAACTGGTTTCTGGTCATGGAGGACGGACAGCAGGATATTTATACCGCCGCCGTGAGCCGGGATCAGGCCCGCATTGTGTTTGATGATGCCCGGCAGATGTGCCTGCTGGCAAAGCCGCTGAAAAAACGGGTACAGATACAGCAGCATAAAGTCATTAATCCGAAGCGCAACAGCCTGTTAAAGCCGCTGGCGGCAAAAGCGGCCACTATCGAGGGAACCAACCCGAGCCTGGCGATTGTTGATGAGTACCATCTGCACCCGGATAATGCGGTCTACTCAGCCCTTGAGCTGGGAATGGGCGCACGTCCGGAGGGCATTCTGTTTGCCATCACCACCGCCGGAAGCAACGTTATTTCGGCCTGTAAGCAGCATTATGATTACTGCTGTCAGATCCTCGCCGGAGAGGAGCAGAATGAATCGCTGTTTGCCCTGATTTACGAGCTGGACGATGAAAGGGAAGTCGACGATGAACGGCTCTGGATTAAGGCCAATCCGAACCTGAACGTATCGGTGGACGGTGATGTCCTGTATGACACGATACAAAAAGCCCGTGGTATACCCTCGCAGTGGACGGAAATGTTAACCAAACGCTTCAATATCTGGTGTCAGGGGGAAACGCCGTGGATGGGGGAAGGTGCGTGGGCTGCCTGTGCGCTGGACTATGAGGAAACGGACCTGCGCGGCATGGAGTGTTATGCCGGTATGGATTTATCATCAACGGGGGATATCACCAGTGTTTGTTATACGTTTCCGGTGGAAAATGAACTCTGGTTACTGACCCGGCACTATATCCCTGAAGCACAGTTACAGAATCCGGCCAATAAGAACCGGGCTATTTACCGGCAATGGGCAAAACAGGGCTGGCTGCGGCCAACGCCGGGTGACTGTATCGACTATGACCGCATCCGTGATGATATTCTGCGGGACAGCCAGCAATTCAGTATCCGGTTAACCGGGTTTGATACCTGGAATGCGACCCATCTCCGGACACAGTTACAGGGGGCGGGGCTGGATGTGGAGCCCTTTCCGCAAACTTATATGAAATTCAGTCCGGTAGCCAAATCCGCTGAGGTGTTTGTTAACCGCAGAATCATCCGGCACAACGGGGATCCGGTACTGACCTGGGCGATGTCCAATGTGGTGATGGAAACGGACGCGAACGCCAATATCAAACCGAACAAAAAGAAATCTGCCAACAAAATCGACCCAGCCATTGCTTTTCTGATGAGTTTCGGGACGTGGCAGACTGAGCATGAAGACTTTGCATTCGATATGAGCAACAGCCACAAAGAGCGATTGGCTTTATTTTATGGGATTTGAGTGTAAAGCGTAAAAGCAAAATTATCTTGAGGTTAAAAGGAATATGAATCGATCCAGGTCACTATATTGCTGCCGTGGAATAGGAAGAGTCTGTTTTGTTGTTTATAAGTGTATTGCAGGGCTTTTCCTGTTCAAACTTTTGGTGAAATATGACTGATAAATGGGCTGATTACCTTATTTCTAAAGTCCGATATAACGATAAACACACTCACATTACCCATGTGTATGTGTACGTCGATAATGGAGATACTGTTGGTGGAGGGAAATCAGAAACACGGCAGTGGGTAGTGAATCAGCTCGACAGCGGCTATACGTTTTACACCATTTTCAAAGGTGATGACGGTAAGTGGACTAGAGGTCAAAAAGTGGTTAAGGTCTCTGTTAACGGTACTGATTATATTACCACCAGATCTAATGGTATATCCAAGGATAACTTAGAAAACCTTCCTGAGTACTAAAAATTTTGATTACTAAAAGCATAAAGCATCAGAACTGTTCTGATGCTTTTTTGTTTGTTCAGCCAAAGTTGTATAAACATTTATATAAATATCAACAAAAAAGCCCTTTCAGTTATCCTGAAAAGGCTTTTCGATTCAATGCATTAAACGGTATTACTTAGTTCATGCCGTATTTTTTCAGTTTTTTACGCAGAGTACCGCGGTTGATACCCATCATCAGGGCAGCGCGGGTCTGGTTACCACGGGTGTATTGCATCACCATGTCCAACAATGGCTGTTCAACTTCAGCCAGTACCAGCTCATACAGTTCATTAACATCCTGACCGTTTAATTGAGCAAAATAGTTCTTCAGTGCTTGCTTAACTGAGTCACGTAACGGCTTTTGAGTTACCTGATCTTGTGAATTTACAGTAGCAACGGTTAGTACGTCAGAATTTACGCGTTGTTCGAACAT